ACAAGTGCAGTCAAACGGCACTACCATCTTTACTAATACTAACGTCAGTGCGTCAGTAGGTTCAAAACGTGCATACGCAATATTTCCATATTTTCGTTCAGTGTTGTTTATGAATGATTATGGTATTTATGCTTTAGTAGGTTCTACAACTTCAAAGTTGTCTGACCCATTAGACGGAATATTCCCTTACATAGACTTTACTAAACCTGTAAGTGCAGGCCAGGTGTTGTTAAACAACATTCTTTGTTCGGCCTTTAATTTCTATTACACAGGCGGTCAAGGTACTGTATCTACAAGCCGGTATATACAAGCGGTATTCTTTGAAAAGAAATGGTTTTTTACCAGTGGAGATGCTGCACAGAAGTTTGTGACTTCGGCACCAGTTGGCGGTAAAATAAATTTATATGGCACAAACGGTACATCGTGTGTGCAAATGTATTCAAATACAACGAGTAATGTAAGTAGTTATGTGCAGACTGCTTTGATGCCAATGGGAGACCCCATACGCACCAAGCAATCATTGAAGGTAGGTATTGAAGCAACTCTGACTTCAGGTGCAAGTGTAAGCGCTACTATTGACTCAGAGGCCGGAAGCCAAACAATACCATATTTGGCAGCAACAACATTTGTAACTTGGATTAATGCCAGTGGAGTAACAATACCTTGGACAAATAATTCAAATGCAACAGTAGGCTGGTCAAGCGGTACAGGTTACACGTTATACAAGTCTGACGCATCAAACTGGGGAAAATACTTAGGAATGACAGTAACTTCAAACAGTGCTGCTTTCGTCATCAACGGATTTGAGTTCGAGCATGAACTCAGAGTGAGGTTCTAAAATGGCTGTTCCATATACATTTGCTAACGCAACTACATCAATTCCCTTGTCGCAGTTGGACAGCAATTTTGCCACCTCGATTACTCTGGGAAATACGTCAGTAGTATTGGGTAACACAGTTACAAGCATTGGTAATTTAACGCTTACTACTTCTACCTTAACAAATACATCTGCAAGTAATGTCACTATAACTAACGTAGTTAGTGCCAACTTAGCATCTAACGCTACAGTTGATGGTACAAACAAAGTTGGATATTTAACGATTCCACAAGATTTACAAACAGGTAATTACACCATTACTTTAGCGGATGCAGGCAAGCATATTTACTATGCAACCAATGCAGCAGCTACGTTTACGATACCAAACAATGCAACCACAGCGTTTACTGTTGGTACAGCGGTGTCTTTTGTAAACCTGTCAAACACCAATGTCACTATTTCTATATCAACGGATACGATGTATTTAGCCAATTCAGGCAATACAGCTAACCGTACTCTAGCAACTTATGGTTTAGCTTCCGCACTTAAAGTTGCAAACACTACCTGGATTATTTCTGGAGCAGGTTTGACATGAGTGGAATATTACAAATCCTCCTTGCCTCTTTGGGAAGCGGAACAAGCGCTACATATAATGTAGTTCAGGCATTTTATGGCAGTGGAAGCTGGACTGCGCCTACAGGTGTTACGTCAGTCAACTATTTGGTTGTGGGTGGTGGAGGTGGTGGTGGTAGCGGAATTAACGGAGCCAACAATGGTGGTGGAGGTGGAGCAGGCGGGTATTTAGCAGGAACAAATCTTTCAGTAACAGCAGGAACAACTTATACCGTCACTGTTGGTGGTGGTGGTGCTGCTGGCCAAGAAGTTGCAAACGGTAATGGTACAAACGGAACAAGCTCAACCTTTAGCACTATAACTGCTGCTGGTGGTGGTTATGGAGCATATTCAAGCAATGCCGGTGGTGCTGGAGGTTGTGGCGGTGGTGCTGGCGGCAGTAGCGCAACCGGAGGCACTGGAAATACTCCTAGTACTTCACCTTCACAGGGTAATAATGGTGCTGGTGGCACAGCAGGTGGAAATTCATCAGGTGGAGGTGGAGGTGGAGCAGGAAGTGCGGGGACAGCAGGAACTAGCGTAGGCGGCGCTGGAGGGAATGGAACCGCAACTACTATATCTGGCTCATCTGTTACTTATGCAGGCGGTGGTGCAGGCGGTGGTGGAAGTAGCGGTTCAGGCAACCCCGGTGGTACTGGTGGTGGTGGTAAAGGGGGGACAAGCGTATTCCTCGCTACAAATGGAAGCGCAAATCTTGGTGGTGGAGGCGGGGGAGGATGGGGAGGAACTCCGTATGTTTCAGGAGGAATTGGCGGTTCCGGTGTTGTTATTATTACTTATTCCTATACGCGTACTTCAAATCAAATTTTCTCTTTTTATGGTTCAGGCACTTTAACAATACCCTCAGGCGTTACATCTGTTCAATATTTGGTATTAGGGGGTGGGGGTGGGGGTGGTGCTTTTTCAACTTCTTCTGCATCATTTGGTGGAGGAGGAGGTGCTGGAGGGTTTAGAACCGGTACTGGATTATCAGTTACGGCAGGGACCACATACACAATTACTGTTGGTGCTGGTGGAACAACCCAAACAAATGGTGGTGATTCAACCTTTTTAACTATCACTTCAACCGGTGGAGGCGCAGGGGCAAATGGAACCAATGCGCCATCTGGCGGCACAACCGGCGCTAATGGCGGTTGTGGTGGTGGTGGTGGTGCAATTGACCCATTTACGGCTGGAGGAACTGGAAACACACCATCTACCTCACCAAGCCAAGGGTTTAGTGGAGCTAACGGCGTTGTATATAATGATATTACTCGTTCTGCTGGAGGTGGTGGTGGTGCGGGTGGAGCAGCGCCTGCTGCGCCTAGTACCGCTGGTGGCGCAGGTGGACCCGGGGCAGCATCTACAATCACAGGTTCATCAGTAACCTATGGCGGTGGTGGTGGCGGTAGTGCAGACGCACGAAGCAGCATGACTGCTGGTCCCGGCGGTTCAGGAGGTGGAGGTAGTGGCGCTACGTTTGGCGCTACTCCGGGTACTGCTCCAACAAATGCTACCGGGGTAGGTTCTGGTGGAGGAGCTGGAATATCTAACAGTACAAATCAAAATTTACCCGGAGCAAAAGGTTATTCAGGCATAGTAATTATCAAGTTTGAACAGTAATGGATAATTTATTGTTAGTTGAAAACATTTTAAGCAACAAACAGTGTGACGAATTAATAGACAAATTTTCAACTAACTTAAATTATTTAGAACTTGATAGCCATTTAAATTATGGTTTTTATGATGCAGTAAATGGAAGTTGTAGTCTTTTAGATGAGTTGAAAATTAATCTTGTAGAAAGATACAAAGAAAAATTTCCAGCTATAAACATGACAAACGATAAGTGGACGGTAGAGTCATGGAGATTCAAACATTTCCCGCCCAATTATTGTTTTAAAGATTGGCATCAAGAACATACTACAAAGTATAGTTTCGCTATAGCTGCAATTTTAGTTTATCTTTCAAACCATGATTGTGGAACAGAGTTTTATGCAACAGGAGAAGTAATTAAATCCAGAAAAGGTAGAGCGATTATGTTTCCGGCTTTTTGGACTCATACCCATAGAGGGCAACTTTGTCCAGACCAAAAAGACAGATACATAATGTCAGCGTATATTAATTTGCTTGGGTAACGAAGGGGATATAGATGAAAAGCAAGTTTTATCGGTTGTTTGGTATAAACGTGGCGGTTGAATTATTGCGACCTGGAGCTAAATGGGAATATAACGGTCAGCAATTTACACGTTGGGAAGATTCAAGACCTTGTCCAAGTGTTGAAGAAGTAAATGATGTTATGGAAAAGATTATGAAGTTTGAAGAATCTATTCCAACTTTGTTTACCGAAGAACAGTTAGCAAAAATGAAACAGCAAGAAGAAGATTTTGAGCGGGCGATTGCATGAGAACAGAAAATTTGTTTCCAACTCCTGTAAGTTTTTTTGAGTATGGTTCATTTACAGAAGATGAACTAAAGTTTATTAAAGAGTTACCTGTAAGGCCTAATGACGGGAATAGAACAAGCGAAGATAGCTATTTATTTAAACAGAAAGAACTATCTGCAATTTATGAGTTTTGTTTAAGGTCGACAGAGGAATACCTTGCGTCTATTTATGCGCCAAGAGAAAAGGTAAAACCTTACATAACTCAATCTTGGACAAACTACGCTACCAAAGGTGAGTTTCATCATAGGCATCAACATGCAAATAGTATTGTTTCTGGTGTGTTGTACATACAAGCTCAAGAAAACACAGACAAGATTTATTTTTACAAAAACGAATATCAACCCATTAAGATTCCTACTGAAACGTATAATCCATACAATTCAGAATCTTGGTGGTTAAGCGTTAAAACAGGTCAATTAATAATGTTTCCTTCTGATTTAACGCATAGCGTTCAAACGATTGAAACAGACGAAACAAGAATTAGTCTTGCATTTAACACGTTTTTAACGGGTTATTTAGGCGATGAAAAACAACTTACTGGGTTGCATTTAGGAGCATAACATGGCGCATTTTGCACAAATTAATGAAAATAACATTGTTGTCCAGGTTATTCGTGTAAACACAGAGGACACATCAGATGCTTCTGGTGTTGAGAAAGACCATATTGGGTCAGCGTTTTGCGAGCGTTTGCTTGGGGGGACTTGGATTCGAACAAGTTTTAACACAAGAGCAAACAAACATTCAGAAGGTGGAATTCCTTTGCGTGGAAACTACGCAGGTATAGGTTACATTTATGACTCAACACATGACGTGTTTTATCCACCTTCTCCCTTTCCTAGCTGGACTATTTCAGCAGCTACTAATTGGACTTGGGAAGCACCTACATCTATGCCTACGGATGGTAAGTGGTATTCATGGAATGAAGAAACAAAAGTTTGGATTGAACAACCTGCACTGACTACTACACAGGTGTAAACATGGCTATTAACTCGGCGTTTACACCTACTGGAAACACGGTTGTAATTATCGTTACAACCAATGCTTCCACACCTGTACAGTGTGTGACAAACGGCGCAGCAAGCAATCAATATCGTATAATCAACGCATCGGGTTCTAACGGTGTGTTTTTGTCGTATTCGCAGACTTCTGCTAATGCTACAACTAACTGTGTAATACCTACGGCAAATGCTTCAACAACTACGTTGTACATTTTGCCTAATACCGATGAGATAATTACTTTTGTGCCGTTAGCTTACTTTGCGGCAATAGGACAGGGGACTGCCACTCTTTACATCGTGCCTGGCGATGGTATGTGAGGTAAAAAATGTTAAAGGCGTTAGGGGCGCAAAGTTCAGTAACAGGCCAACTATCCTATCAAGGTACTTGGAACGCAAGCACTAACAACCCTACTCTTACGTCTAGTGTAGGCGTAGCTAACCAGTATTACGTTGTATCCACTGCTGGTAGCACAAATCTAAACGGAATTACTTCTTGGTCGGTAGGCGATTGGGCCATCTTCAATGGCACTGCATGGCAAAAAGTCTTGGGTGGTACTACTGAGTCTTTTGCCAACCTGACCGTTACAGGCTTGACCGGGTATATGTATGCCAACGGTACAAGCCAAGTTACAGCGGCCACGACCATTCCTGTTGCAAGCGTTACAGGTGCAGTGCCGAATACAGTAAATGTTATAGCTGGAACAGGGTTATCTGGTGGCGGTGCTTTAACTGGTAATGTCACTATCACTAATGCTGGTGTGACGGCGTTCAATACCAGAACAGGTAACGTCACTCTATCAAATACTGATGTTATTACGGCACTAGGTTATACACCTGGAACTGGTAATGGAACAGTTAGTAGCATCACGGCTGGAACAGGTTTAACCGGCGGCACAATCACCACTTCTGGCACAATTGCTTTAGCTAACACAGCAGTCACGGCCGGAACGTATGGCAGCAACACGACTGTTGCTCAAATTACGATTGATGCACAGGGCAGGATTACGGCAGCCAGCAACGTCACGATTACGGGTGGCGGGGGTAACGCTGCACCTAGCCCTTACAACAACTATGTTGCTACAGCCAATATTTCTGTATCGGCTAACATTGGTGCGTTCTCTTATGGCACCCTAACTTACTCTGACGTCAACATAGTCGCTTCGTATGCAAATAGCGTAAACAATTATTCTCAAATAATTTTTCAGAACGCGAGTGCCGGTGGAAATGCGTCAGTAGACTTTATTGTTAGTAACAACCTTGGAACCGCAAGCAACTACTACGGTGACTTTGGTATTAACAGTTCTAACTTTAATGCCACACCTGGCTCTATTGGCTTGCCGAACGCAACCTATTTGTATTCTCAGGGTGGAGATTTAGTTATAGGAAGTGCTTCTGCCAACGCTGTTCACTTTTTGGCTAACTCATCTGTAACTGATTCGTTTGTTGTAAACAGCAATAACCTATCTTTCTTTTATGGACAGGCCAAGAACCTAGTTACTATTACGGCAGGTAACACAATTGGATGGACTAATACCGCGGTAGTCTTAATTGCTTGGACTAATAACGTAGCGGCCAACGTGGTTTGGACTTCATCAACATATACCGCCAAGATTAGTGATTACACAATACTGTCTAACGCATCTGTGCTTAGTTCAATTCAATTGCCAACAGCAGTAGGGGTGTTAGGTCAAGAATACGTTATTAAGAAAACAGATACATCCGGAACCGCTTTGACAGTTTCTACAACATCATCACAAACCATTGATGGTGCAACAACGTATAGCCTGCCTGCTCAATATAATGGCGTGAAAGTGCAGTCAGATAATGCAAACTGGTGGATAACTGGAACTTGGACCCTCTAATGGAAAACCAGCAACTCTTTGACATACTTATTACTCTAGCTGGTGTTCTTGCAGGTTGGATGTTTAACAACCTAGTTAAAGATGTAAAGACTATTAGTGATGATTTAAAAGACTTGCCTCATGTATATCTGATGAAAGAGGACTACAAGACTGATATATCAGACATTAAATTGATGTTGAACAGAATATTTGAATTGTTGGATAAGAAGGCTGATAAGTAATGGATTGGGACGCCATTTCCTACGTCAAATTTGGTGACAAGGATAGTTTAGGCGTGTTTTTGTTTGAAAACGGCATACAACACCAGCGTTTTAGGGATATTTTCCATGCTAAAGGCGTTCAAGTGCCTGCATACCCTATTACAGATGCCGCTACAGAGAACCTAGACGATTGGTTATTAGCGCATCAGGACGAGCATCAGAGCTTTGCAAACCTGTTAAGTTTGGACAATCCGTTCAATATGTTGGACGTAGATTGGAACGTAGAAGATGACTTTTACGATTGGGTAGCGAGTCATTATTATATTCATGAGCAGATTGCGGCGGCTTTAAAAATCACTTAAGACCACCCCAAAGAAAAGATATTGTTGCACCGCACAATAAGGGAATGAGATGGCCATACAACCAGCAAACTTAAGTGGATTACCAGACTTAGGAAACTTTCCTGTTAAGGCCTATGAAAGTCTGTATGACATTTCAACAAGGTATGGCTATAACGCTCAGTTTGGTGGTGCTGATTACATTGCTGCTCGACAAGCGGGATACAACGATGCAGAAGTAATTGCATTTCTTAAAGCCAATCCGCAGCTAGATGGCGGGAATATATCTGGACGTTTAGCGGCAGGTGAAGGCCCATCACTTCTTAAAACTGCTGCTGCAAACATTGCTGGCAGCGACCCTAGCAGAGCAGCCGTAGCTAATCCTTATACACAACCAAACGTGCCTGTTGGAGCAACGCTTGGTACTGGTGGGCAAGATTGGGTACCGGTTGCAAACAATGTAAACATCAACGTACAGGGCAATCAAGATTATGCCGCGATGATGTACGCCAATTCACGCGGTACATTAGATGTAGCGGCTGCTGGTGGCGGTGAAGATGGAAATAGTTATTTTGTTTTTGATAGCGCAACAGGAAAAATCTTTGCTGGAATAAGCCCTGTTCAATCTGCTAACGGGTATACGGCATATCAGTTTTCATATCCTAATCCAAATTCCAGAGGCACGATTAGCGAATACGTCATAGCCAATGACAGCACAGGTATTGTTTCTCCTATTGATACTAAATCTCAATTGGCATACACCCCCGGTGCAGGCGGTGGTTTCCTAGCGCAAAGCGGTTTGCTTGACCTGTTTTCTAAAGCCTTACCTGTTCTTTCTTTTGTTTTGCCCGGTGTTGGTGGGTTTGGAGCAACCATTGCAGAACAGTTAGGTTTGTCTACTATGTTAGGCGTATCGGAAGCAACGGCCGCTCAAATAGGTAGTGCGTTATTAAACGTAGGAACCAAGTTAGCGCAAGGACAAGATTTAGCAACTGCTTTAAAAAACACAGCAATTACTACTGTTGTGAATACGGGTTCTACTGATTTAGCAAAACAAATCATTGCGGCCGGGGCAAACCAAACTGTTGCTAACGCGTTAGTTTCAGGCGTGGGTAGTGCAGGAAATGCTGCTTTAACAGGCGGTAATTCTCAACAGATATTGGCTAGCGCTATTTTGGGTGCTGCTCAATCCGCAGTAAAAACAAACACACCAAAACCAACTCCTGCACAAGTTGCGGCGGCCGATACTGGTACACAAACAGACGTAACAGCGCCAACGACAGGAACCATTCCAACATCATCAACAGATTTATCTAAACCACCAGGAGTGCCGGCTAATGCTGTTTTAGGTACTGATATTAGTGGCAATCCTGCTTATATAGATTACAGTACAGGAGCAGGTTACGATTTAGCTGGTAATAGAGTTCCAGGGTTTTATTTGGAAATAAAAACAAATGAGACTTCTACTCAAGGTCTTCCAGGTCCTTTAGGTCAAGGTGGTGGAAATGCACCCGGTCCAAGCACGCAAGAAACAAACATTCCTACAATAGTCTCTGCGCCCACATTACCAGGTGGTTCAGCAAACAATTTAGCTCAATCATTAAACACAAACCTTGGACCAATAAATTTTGGCGGTGCAACCGGGGGGGCTGCAAATATACCTACTGGTGGAGGTGGAGGTGTTGCTGGAGAAAGCGGGGGAACTACGAGCGCTGGAGGCGCTGGAGGCGGCGTACCTGAACTTGCTCCTATATCTGCCACTCTTTCAGGAGACAGTACGATTGCACAAGCAGGTGGTGGTTCAAATGTGCCTGAAAAAGTACCTGAAATTGAAAAGATTTCTGTGACCGTGCCTAAAGGTGAAGCAGATATAGCAAGCGTACCAAGCACAACAGATACAACAACTGATAAACAAGCAGAACCAACTTATGACCAAAATGGAGTGGTAATAGCAACTGCTCCAAAAGCACCAAAACAAACATTAACACCGACACAGCAGGCCGGTACAAAAACAAGTACAGGTAGTGCAGCGCTTGCACAAGCGTTAAACTTAGGCAACTTAGGAGACCCATTCTTTACGAAGACGGGTAAAAAACCGAGATATGTTTGGAATGAAGCATCTCTCAGAACGGGGAATGAGACAGGAGTACAAAGTGGCTAAAACTTTAATGAAGTCGTTGAAAACAGAATTGACAGGTGACTTGCCTGCTATTGCTGCATTACTGCAAAGCAAAGGCCGAGGCAAAGATACGGTTCTGGCTCACATTACCCCGAAAGAAGCTGCGTTACTTAAGAAACGTGGCGGCCGCGGTTCAACCAATCCTGACACGGGTTTGCTTGAATTTGAAACAGAAGACAACTTAGGTTTTAGCACATACACTCAACCTGATTACAGTCTTTCTCCAGGCGCGTTTCAGAGTAATGTAGGTTTACAAGTTGCTCCATCTGCCCCAGGACAAAATGTACCGGCTGAACAATTTACAAGCGCGGCAGACAATTACAACATTCTTCCTTCTTCTAAAGCAGAAGGTTTACAAATGTTGCCAAGCACGGGAATTGAATCTCAAAACCTGCAATTACAACAACCAATAAATTTTGATTTAACCGGTCAAGCATTACCTCAAACACAAAAACTACCCGGAGTAGGTCAAGCAGGGGCAACAGGATTGCCAACAGGGTTAGCACCCACTTATGGTGCCTCTACATATAGCAGACCGGATTTTGGTCCGGGTGGTGCTTTACCTCAACCTGCACCCGGTACGTCTTTAACAAACCTTCCGTCTGCTGGTACTGGAGCTACAACACCTGATAAAACTCTATTGCAAAGTCTTGGGTTAAGCGGCGGCCAAGCATTAGGCGCAGGTTTATCTAGTCTTATAGGAATCAATACAGCAAGAAATGCTGCCGCTCAAGGACAACAAGCCAAACAAGAATTAGCTGCACAAGCCGCACCTTATCAACAACAAGGAAAGTCCTTGGTTAGTGCTGCACAGGCCGGACAGTTATCCACAGCTTCTCAACAATCATATCAAGCTGCACAGGCACAAGCTGCACAAGCTGCTGCTAGAGGCGGTATTAGTGGTGCAGGTGTTGTTCAAGCACAAGCTGCTTTGGAAAACCTGCGTCAAAACTTGTTAGCTAACGACCTAAACATTGGTCTACAGATTCAGAGTATTGGTGACAAGATTGCTCAAGGCGCTATATCTGCTGGTGTTCAGGCTGACCAGTATGTGAATAACTTGACTTCCAACTACGCTACTAACATTGCTAGAACCTTGTCAGGCTTAGGCGGTACACCTCAAGCACCGACAGCACCAACGGGGGTTTAAACATGGCACTAGAAGATACTCTTGGAGTCAATAGTCTGAGCGGTTTACCGCCATTAACAGGCACTAGCAAACCTGAAGATTATTATAAAGCGCGAGATGTTGGAGCGTTGGCTAAAGGCGAACTAGCAGGTCTACAAGCACAACAAAAAGAAACGTCAGAGAAAGCCAAGTTAAAAGGTCAAGAGCAAGCATTAGCTGGCTACAAAACCGCTGTTGAAGATAGTGGTTTATCAAAACAAATTAATGATGTTATTGAACAGCGCAACAAACAATTTGTGCCTACACAAGAATCAGCAGGTGACTTAGCTAATGTGTTTACGCTTACTAGCTTGGTAGGTTTTATGTTAGGTGGCGCTGGCAAAGGTCATGCTCAACAAGCATTAGCCGGTATGAACGGTATGCTTGAAGGCCACAACGAAGGTAATGAAGACCGATATAAGAAAGAAAAAACTATCTATGAAGAAAACGCAAAGGCATTAGATAGACTTGTATCTACTCTGCAAGAGAAAAAGAAAGAAGTTTTAGAGCTAGCTAAGACTGATTATGACGCAGCATTGTTAAAAGCAGAGGAATCAGCGCATACAGCAGGTGCGCCATTCTTAGCGGAGATTGCAAAGAAACAGGGATTGGTTGCTTATGGAGAGTATGCGGATTCTGTGTTGAAGCAGCTTGAAAAGAAAGAAGAAGCGGCTAATAAACTCAAAGAAACCGCAGAGAGAAACAAAGAGACTGCTCGGCATAATGTAGAAATGGAAAAGCATCAAAGAAATTTAGAAAACCTTTACCGTGAACGTCAAAAAGCTACAGGAGAAAGAACAGCAGAAAAACTGTTTACTCAAACTGAATGGCCGTTAGTACAAGGTATTCGTGGCATTGAAGACCTGCAAACAAAATTACGCGACCCTGAAGTACAAAAAGGATGGGCGTCTGCAACAGCACCATTGATACAAAAGTTGGGTTCGATTGATTGGACCGGAGACCCTTCTAGTGTTGTAAATGATGTAAACAGAGCGTTGACGGGCAACGACAAAACAACTCTATTCTTGAAAGATGCGCTGTTAAGGTCGTATGAGATTGAACGTGCTACAAGAGGCGGTGGAAGATTAACTGTACAAGACGTGAGAACATTAGGCCCAGTGCTTAATCCGGCTGGATATGATGCTGCAACTTATAATCAACTTCTTGATGACCGGCGTAGAGTCTTGTATGAAAACTTGCAAGACCTTGGGATGAAACAAGAAGAAATACAAAGACGTACGACAACTAGAGCGTACACACCTTTTGGTGGTCAACAGCAAAGAAGCTCTGAAGACCAAGAGGCATTGTCGTGGGCTAACGCACATCCTAATGACCCAAGAGCAGCACAAATTAAACAACGGTTAGGAGTTAAATAATGGCTTTTGACCCGGATGCCTATCTAAATAAACCAACTGAAAGCAAAAAGGAATTTAATCCTAATGCTTATCTAGGAAAAACCACTGCACCAAAAGAAAAAGAATTTGGTGAAAAAGCCATTGAGTTTGCTGAACCTATTGTTAGTGGTTTGGGTGCTGCATTAGGTACTGTTGCGGGTACAGAACTTGGACCACCAGGAATGATTGGCGGTGGTGCTTTGGGATATGGTGCAGGAAAAGAACTGACTCATCTTGCCAAGCAATACATGGGATATGAAAAGCCAAGAACTGGCGCTCAACAAATAACGCAACCATTAATAAATGTAGCTGAAGGTGCTGCTGGTATGGCTGTACCTGCGGCTGCTGGTGCCGGATTAAAAGCACTAAGTAAAGCGCCTGAAGTTGCAAGTCGTTTGTTGCCTGGAGCTACAGCTAAAGCACAGAGCGCAATCAAAGACATTGGTAAAGCAACGGACATTAGCACTCTTGGACGAAACATAGAAGAATTTTTGTCTAAACGTCTGGGTATGGCAAGAGGGTTTAGAGGCGGCCAAGCAGAACGAAACTACGCACAGTATTTTGAACAAGGCGCAGGAAAAGAACCCAATATCATAGGTAACTACCAATCTTTTCTACAGAAAGCGATTTCTAAACCGGGCGCGTTGTCAGCACAGGAAAAGAAACTTATTGCTCAAACCAATGAGGTTATGCAAAACAATCCCACTATTGAGGGTATTGAAAAAGAAATTAGAAGACTCAAAGACATATCTAATAGACCTAAAGTTGTTACTGGATATGATGCAATTGAATCTCAACAAGCAGGTCGTTTAGCAGATGCTTTAGAAAAAAGTGTAGATAAGTTTGTACCAAAAGCAACTAAAGCCAGAGCCGATTATGAAAACGCATCTAAACTACCTAACCTATACGAAAAGGTATTTGGTAAAGGTGCCGCCGAAGAATTGACTAAAGACCCGGCTAATTTACCAAAGGCATTGTTTAAAACGAAAGATTCTTTGCAAAAATTCAAAGATGTTGCTAAGAACGACCGTTTTGTTGAGCAGGTGGCGCGTGACCATGTTGCCTCAGAGTTAAAAGGTTTAACACCACAACAAGCATCCTCATGGTACAAAGCCAATCAAATTTGGTTAGAAGATATGCCTAAAGTTAATACTGAAGCAAAAAGGTATGTAGATAACTTAACCAACATACAAAAAACTCAATCTAAAGCGGGCCAAGCATTGAAAGGTGGCGCAATATTAGGCGGTTTAGGCGCGGGGTACTATAAAGGCAAACAGATACTTGGATTTTAGGTGAGAAAAATGAAAGCAACCGGACCGTACTACTGGGATGAAGTAAGGCAGGGTACGCCGCAGAAGATACCGTTAAGGGTAGTGGGATATGAAGAAAAAGGACAAAGGCATCAACCCCGAACTGGAGACAGCAATTGGGGAGATGTTAAAGCAGGTGATGCAGGACGAAACAGCGTCAATCACAGACAAGATGAAGGTAATTGATAGAGCATTGAAACTAGAGCAGATTCGGCTTAAAGTAAGCGATGATGAGTGGGGAAGCGGTTTCCTTGCTGACGATGAATAGGGGATATTATGGATGCAATAGTATTAGTCAGGATGGCTTTGTCCGTCCTGTCTGAGCGTTTAATCATGCTTGTGGCTTTGGCGTTAGTGTTTGGCCTAGCCTGTTGGACGATGTGGGACCCGAGATGGGAGCGTATGGTGACTATGGCTTTCTTCTCTATATTTAGCTTTTTAATTATTACTAGGAGTACGCCAAATGCAAAGCCGCAAACACCAGAGGGACCATGACCTAAACCAACAGGTAGCCAAATCTATTCGTCCTCAATTGCCCCGTGATGGCAGTGCAGGACAGATTGCTTGGCAACCTGGTGACTTGCCTAAAGGCGGTTATCGCTCAGTCTTTCCCATGCAGGAAGGACCTTTCCAAACCAAACTATCTCCCACAAGTGGTGGTGGCAAGAAGGTGTACTAATGGCTAATAACATTGCTTTTCAGTCTATGGGGAAAACCTATAAGGCTAATGTCACAACAAGCAGTCAAACCATTACGATTACTGCTGATGGTCCCTGCAATCAGTTATTGGTGTCAAACCATCAACCAACAGGCACAGGTGGTCAGCCTGTTTATTTTAATATCAGCGCGTCTAATGCAAGCGTGACTTGTGCTGTACCTTCTAATGGTAGTCCACAGTATGCGTTACTGTCGGTGCCTGGAACACAAAGAGCGTTTACCCTTCCTGCTCAGGTATCTAACACTTCTAGCATTTATGTTGCGTTTATTGGTGAAGCGGCATCTGAGTGTTATTTCACTCCAGGTGAAGGAAAGTAGTGGACCACGAAACAATCTTAATTTGGTTGTTAGTGTATGTTGTAGCGGTATCAGGAACAGTCGGTGCTGTATGTAATTTTGATGCAGTACCGTGTCAGCAAACGGGTGATACAACCCAGTGGACCTTGCAGCTAATTGCAGTTGTAGTGTCCTTACTAGCGGGAAGAAAAGATGGCTGATTGGATTGATACCTTAGAGAAGTTAGCGCCTACTATTGCATCTGCTCTTGGTAGTCCTGTAGCAGGGATGGGTGTTGCTGCATTAGTAACAGCACTTGGTGTGTCAGGTGATGATATACAAAAGACTATTGAGTCGAATAAACTGACTGCTGAACAAGTAGCGGCCATTCAACAAGCAGAAATTGCTATCAAAGCCAAAGCGCAAGAGCTAGGCCTAGACTTTGCCAAACTCAGTAATGAAGACCGAGCAAGTGCTAGGCAAATGCAAACCGCAGTCAAGTCATGGGTGCCTCCCTTTCTCGCTTGCGTGGTCACAGTTGGATTCTTCGGAATACTGGTAGGTTTGATGTTAAACAAGTTGGACCCTAATCCAGAGCTAGACGTGATGCTTGGCAGTCTAGGCACTGCATGGGTAGGTATTATCTCTTTCTATTTTGGTAGTTCTGCTGGTAGCCAGGCTAAAGACCAGCTATTACATCAGAGTACGCCAATACAATGACACAGTTAAGCCCGCACTTTTCCCTTGAGGAACTCACGCATACGGACCACAGGGAGTTGGACAACACCCCCGACCCATTGACCATTGTAAACTTGACCAGGATGGCCGAGTTTCTTGAGCGTGTAAAAGTATTGTTGAGCGGCAAACCTATCATGGTGAATTCCGCTTACAGGTCCCCAAGCGTAAACGAAGCAGTAGGCTCTAAACCCACTAGTCAACACTGCCTCGGCTGCGCTGCTGACATACGCGTACCCGGCATGACGCCTGATGAGGTTTGCAAAGCTCTGATTGCCAGTGACTTGCCCTTTGACCAACTCATCCGTGAATTCGACAGATGGACTCATATATCAGTACCTAATCGTGAAGGTGAATTACCGCGCCGCCAAACTCTCATCATAGACCGTGAAGGAACACGCAAATATGAGTGATACGAACCTCTCAGTCGGACGCGGCGAGAAACTCTCTGTTTCCAAAGGGGGAGGATTAACCGCAAAAGGCAGACGTAAATATAACCGAGCCACAGGGTCGAACCTAAAAGCACCACAAAAATCAGGGCCAAGACATAAATCATTTTGCGCTCGCTCTAAGAATTGGAAGGGTGAAAGGGGTAAGGCTGCTAGACGTAGATGGGGGTGCAGATGAAAGACGGTCTTTATGCGAACATTCACCGAAAGCGTGCAAGGATAAAACGTGGTTCTGGTGAGCGGATGAGGAAGCCAGGTTCAAAGGGCGCACCAACCGCGGCAGCGTTTCGTAAGTCAAAGCGCACCGCCAAAAGACGCTAACACAAAGATTTGTTTGGCTTGTATCCATCCAAAATCAATGTAGACAGTTTGTATCTTTTCTATTTTATAGCCCTGTTTTTCTAACAAAGCCGTGACTGATGGTTCGGTAAAGTAATTGATGTGTTCGTGAAATACCGTAGGATGGTCTCCCAAATGTGCTATTTCATTTGGTACATCAATAAACACCAAGCTATCCTTGTGCAACCATTTTTCTATATCTTTCAAAGCATTAACTGGATAAGGTAGATGTTCTAATACGTTGCTGCATATTACTAGGTCAAATGTACCCTGATGTGCAGCATCTATCTTAGTAACCCCTTCAACAACATCTACCCCGGATACATCGTAAACATACTTGTTAGCGTTAGAAAAGTAATCAGGAATATGTTGGCCTTCATCCCCGCCGTAATCCAAAATAGAATTCACTTTATCCAAATGTATTTCTGAATTTAAGAACTGGCTTAATGCTAACGCCCTGTTCTTTATCTCCAGTGGGTCTTTACCTAGACGTTTGTTCAGTTCGGTATAGCCTGGTTCAAAGATAGTGCGAAGTGATGTGTAGGCATCATTGCGATAGCCTGTATAAATCCTGGCCATTTCTTCTTCTTCAAACCGTACTTGAGAAAACACAAAGTCACAATCCAAACACTTGATAGAGTTAGTAAACAAGATAGGAAAGAATGGCTGGCTGTTCCCTATATTAATTTGCGAGACAGGGTAATCCATTACCTTATTAGAGATAAATGGTTGGAAGTATCCTAATTTTTTTTGTATGCGTTTAGACTCGCAGCATACGCAATGATTAATTGTTTTCATTATGCAGTTTGTGGGATTTCACGGTCATGTTTTACTTTCCATGTAGCCGTCCCATCCCCCCAATTTTTCTGGAATTCGGTAGCAGCTTGTACTTTGTTAGGTATAGGCATCCCATAGAAATGCACTATCCAATCTCCTAGTTGCCAATCTTTCGGATGCTGGTTCATTACTTTGGCATCCACGATGCGTAGTGCTTTACGCACAATCTCATCTTCTTGAATCATATTCCATAGATGGGTCTGTACGGTCCAGGGATAGTTCTTCCAGGTTTCAAACTCATTGATAATACGGTCCAGTACATAATGAGATTGCCAAGTGTTTTTCCATATCATCACGTCATTGTTTATAGGCCACCAACAGCTTTGTTCTTTGGCTATCACAATATGGTCTTCATACTTGATAACGTCCTCAATCTTGATAGCCCAGTTCATAAACATAGTATCGGCACCTATTGTCATCAAAACATCTGACGCCGTTAGCTCTACCTTTCTGCGTTTAAGACTGTCCACGACCAGATTGCCGTAATCTTTTGAGTAATCGAAGTATTCAGGCAGATAGGTATAGCCGTGTTTGTAGCAATAGTTCCGGTGGTTGATTCCGGTAATCTTGTACAGGTCGGCTATATTCTCTGAATAGTTACTACTGACAGTTATATTCATGGTGAGGGTATCAATCCACCTTCAAAGATATAACTGCCAACGTGGGCTAGCTGTACCCAGGGTGCTGCGTGTACTGGGATGCCGTTCTTTCTGGCCACCATGCAAAAGTGATAATCCTCTGAGAGCAAACGGTTTGTACCTTCCTCAATAGAACAGGCAAAGAACTCAGCAATCTTTTCAGGTCCTAAATTGCCAGATAGGTCTAATACGTCATTGGTATAGCTAGGCACAAGTGTCGAAAGTTTTTCCAATGCTTCACGTTTGATTAACATAAAGCCTGTACCGCCGTTCCATATCTCAATTGGCTTGTTGACCGGCACGGTGACGGTGCCTTCATAGTTGACCAAATTGACTACAAAGCTACCCGTGTAGTTTTTCCATTGTTCCATCGGTACACCGGCTTTCTGCGCTTGCTCAACTGACTGCCAGTTAATCTCTTTCTTAGGATAGATACCGCAGATAATGTCTAAATCGGCATCAATCATGGGCTGTACTTGTGCAGGGTTGAAACGTATATCTGCATCAATAAAGAACAGGTGAGTAGCTTCAGTCTTGAGAAACTGGTGTGCTAACGCGTTTCTAGCGCGTTGTATCAACGATTCGTTAAACATGAAGGAGAATGTGGTGTGATTACCGCTCTCGCCCATAGCACGCTGTAAACCGATTACAGACTGTAAATAGAATCCTGTACACATTCCCCCATACATAGGGGTAGCGACAAAGATATGGTTTGATTTCTTTTCTACTTCTTTTTTTGCTTTCTTCATATATCCCTCTAATTAGGTGGGGCTGCCGTCAACCTCTGCCCCTTAAGTTTCCTATCTATCGTTGGGAGGACTCAACGATTCCCGTGACGGTTCAGGGGGTTTAGTAATCTTCACAGTACACGTCAACAGGTACTTTAATTCTGCCCTGGTCGGTCTTCACGCTCATGTACTGTACTTCTGCATGCAGGTTCATGGCTTTGCATTTCTTGACTGCTCTGGCCTGTTCATCCCTATCCATTGCTTGTGGACCTTCATAGCCTGATAGCTTGTAAGCGGCAGGTTGTGGTGGGGGTATGAGCGGTACTACAGGTGGTGCTGAAGCACAGCCAACCAAAAGCAATGGTAGAAGATAGCGTTTCATTTGATTTCATTTCCTAGTAAGGTAAGAAAGTCAGACCATTTCATGATAGCTAGGCTTTCCCGGTGGTCTCCACGGCATACCACGATGGGGGTCTGACCTTCTTTACAGGCTGCTTGAGCTTGGTCTACCCATTCGTAAACAGCAATAGAAGCACGGCGCTTACACTCAATAACAAACTTATCCAGAATAATATCCGCGCCCCCTTCCCTTGTCTGGTCGAGGTTTCTAGCACACACCACACCAAGATTGTCAAAAAGACTATGTACAATATCGCGTTCATAGGTAGCTCCTTTGGTGCGCTGTGATTTACCCATTTTTCAAGCTCAGAATGGGACGTCACTATCATATTTTTTAGTCACGTCCTTTGGATATTGTTGCTGGTTAGCGTCAAATGGTTTCTCAACAGTTAGACTAACAAGCTCACCGTATGCGCTTTTCTTAGTCCATCCGGCTATCTTAATAATCTCACCATTGTGCATAACTGAACCTCTCCAATCTGGCTGAGAATCTTTGGTTTTCTTGTTTGAGAACAGTACGCCCTTTCCTTCTTGTGGTTCTTGTGCCATGTCTAGCTCCTAATTAAATGATAACGTGCAAACGTCTTATTGCCTTTCGTAACATCCTCGGTTCTGATGTTATGTCCTTGCTCTCTTAGTACATGAATGTGTGCTGCCAACCTTGTTGTACCCACTCGTTCATACGCTTCAATCTGCGTGATAGGTGCTCGTTTTAACTCATCAAGCACCATATCTGTTTGCGTCATGCGAACTCGTCTGCTGTCATGAGTGGGCCAGTTGACTTTGGGCTTTTAACCGCTCCCAAAGAACTTTGAGTTGCTTGTGCTATCACTGCCCTTTGGATAGCTGACAAGCGATGTAAAGGCCCTTTGTTAGCATCTGCAAACGCCCTAGTCTTCTCTGCCTTCTCTTGTGATGAGAACTTAGTTGAATTACCTATTTTCTCTATCATTTCGTTATAGGCAAATATCCATGCCTCCGCGTTGTGATGAGTAGAATAGACAGTGCCATCGGGTAAAACAATGTCAGCCCAAACCTGTTCACCTATCTTTGATATATCACCCTCATTTTCTTGCACTAATACGTTATGAGGAAGTTCAACAGGTGTTGGCGTCACGTCTTTCTCAACACGTTTAGGCGGTTCAAAGTCCTCCACTTCTTCAGGTGTATAGGTACCAACTACACAACCAGGATAGACCGAGCGGATTCCCTCAGAAACAACCCTAGCTCTTAACATAGCGCGTGGGTACTTTGTCCAACCACCACCTGACTTAATAAGACCTGCCTTTTGTGCTTGCTCAATAGACCAAGTGACGGTCAGAGAACCACCGTTAGGATGCGTGAATAGTCCTGCTACCTTTTCATCGGTGTAGCTTGACCATTCCACCTTGCCACCTGCTTGTTGGAATCTGGCTAGCATAGCGTCTGCTTTAAGAGCGGGTCTACCTTGAATGATATGGTAGTCACGCGCTGCTGTGGCAGGGTGTAGGCCCTCTGCTTGGGCAACGAGCATGAGTGCCAATACCTCATTGACGTTCTTCATGCCAAACAATCCTGACTTGGCTATGCTGTCAGCCATCAGGGTCATATCTTGAAATGGGACTAGGTTACTCATCTGTTTTTATCTCCCTGTGTTTGAGCATGGCATCTGCTACTTTATAAGCGAGCATGGCAGCAACTTCAGCATCAGTAGCATGAGAATTTGCTACAGCCATACCTGCGAACCAATCTCTTAAATCCATCCCGTACTCGGTTTGGCCTGTCATCGTGTTGTACTGACTAGGAAATGCTTTCATTTGACTAGAAACCTCCGTGAACCTGGTTGTTCAATAACAAACTGGTTGTAAATGTCTGGCATAGCAGACTTGAATAAATCGGCAGAGAACCGCTTAGATGCTTTGGATTGCTTCCAAGTGGCTAATACCTCACCTGAAACACTGACCAACTCAGAATGGTTTCTTAGATGGTTTTGAATTAGAACGCTAAGTTCTTCTTCTCTAGTCTCCAACTCCTTAATGGTGTTCTTAACGTCTTTCAGGTAGCCGATGGCTTTCTCCACGTCATAGTTTGCCGTCACTGTGGTATCACTTGGTTGTGTGTACACCAGTTTGCACTCTGCTAACGTCTGCGGGTCGGGCAAGGTATTAGCGACTACATGCCCCCAAAACACGGCCATCTGCTTTGTCAGTTCTTCCTTCATCTCATCGGTGACAGTCATTTCATAGTGTCTGAAATGTTGGCCACCAAAGAGAACGCATAGCACTGCGCTGCTTGAGTTAAGACAGATAGCTTCCTGTATCAATTGCCCTGTGTCGGCAGGCGGTAAGATAAGCGGGTCTTGTTCAAAGAACTTCATCTTGTTGATGTTGTAGTTCTTAATCTCATAGGGAATATACCCGCCACCTTTGACCTCTTTAACGTAATCAAAGTGGGATTGCATCCACGGTTCAGTTGGATGCTTGCCTGTCCAGTCCGCTTTAGCCAGATTAATTTGCAGAGTATCCTCGGCTATTTTGGCGATGAAGGGTTCCATTACATGTCCCATCTGCACCACCTCTACGCCTGACAGGTCATCGCGCTCTGCTTTACCCTGCTTTTGAAGGATAACGGTCGTGGCTTTGCCATCCAATGCCATGCGGGTATCACTTGAGAACCAAGCCTTGTTTCTGACTTCATCTTGAAAGTCTGCTCTATCGTTAGCCATTTAGATGTTCTCCATTAAAAAAGAGATAACCTTCCATAACACGTCATTAGACTTTGTAAGTTCTTCCACTTGGTC